GAATACCAATATAGATTCATCAATAGCTCTCTCTCCTTCTAATTTTACCTGGGTTTCTATTACTGGTGTCGTGACATTATTTACTAATACCTTTACTCTTGCCATCTCTATTCACTTGCTACTGCATCGCCTGCTATAAAGTCTAATGCGGCAGTATATGTTACTGGTGTCGCAGCAGATTTAGTGAAAGAGATTCTTCTAATATAACCTTGTCTTGCTATACCATCAACTAATATTCTATATTTAGCCTCAATACTGTAAGGTTGAAATACATTTAACAAATAGTCAAGTTGTTTTGCAACTGTATTTACAGGATATATATCAGAACATGCATCACAGGTAAGTGAGTCTGGTGTACATGGATTACCATTAATATCAGCTAAACATGTCAATGTCCATGATACGTTTATAGATAACCTATTACCCTCTGCTTTTACTAATATATTACCAAAGTCCTCTGTTTCTGGGATAGGAAAGTCTCCTGCAGGGGATTCCATATTAAACTCTAGGCTTTCAAAATTATTTATAGTTATAGCCGTACCATCAGGTAGTAATCTAGAATTACTACAATTGGCAGTATCACATGTTACTACTGCAGCACCTGCTGAACAATCAATACCTTCTACAGTAACACCATCAAATCCTAACACTTCTCCATTTGCGTTCAATTTTCTTACAAAGTCTGGTCCTGAAACCTTGGTTATAACTATATCACTCATACAATACCAGCCCTACTTGTTGATTCTTTCAATAGTCTTAAGATAGTTGGTTTGAGTTGTCTCTCTACGTCTTGTACATTGCTTGCGTTAATAGTAATATTGAAAGTGTTTCCCCCTGTTGAACCACCTTTACCGTTTAATGGTACAACTGCCTCTGGACCTGACTCACCCATAAGATATCCTTTACCAGTTTTTTGTCCAAATCCTAATACAGGCTCGTTTAATATACCACCCTTTGCAAGTTTGTGTAAAGTCTTTATCTGACCTGTTTGGTGTAGATTTTTATAATATGAATATGCTGCTGGTGATAATGTCTGTGTAGTTGTATGTCCTGTTGATTTACCATCTGGTCCATACCATGCTATAAAGTATTTTTTAGAGTTAGGTGCTTGTATATTACCTTCTGTATCTTTTATCCATGAATCATATGCTCCACTATTTCCAAGTGCTCTCTCTGAACCAGTTGCATCATCTTTTTTAGATTGTATATTGGCTCTAGCTAGAACGGATGTCACTTTTTCCACAAGACTCGACATCATTGATGCAGCACTACCTGCATTTTTTTCTATATCATTAAAATGACCTTCTGTTGTAAGCATATTAAATGCAGATGTAATTGAACTTGTCTTTATGTTAGATGATTGTCCTTGTGATGCCGTCATATCCTCTCCCATATTTTGCCATCTGGACAATATGTCTAGGGCTGAACCATTTGTTGCTTCTGTGTGTTCTTTTATTTCTTTAAAGTCATCTGATATTAGCTCCCCGAAATCACCTGTACATGCGTAAGCCATGAATGGGCATGTACCTCCTTGATTACCTCCAGTAGGGGATGTGTTGTTTGTTCCCATAGCACCTGGGAATTGCCATTGTCTACCGTTATCCTGTCCTGAGAAAAAGTCTTTTATTAATTCCCAATTATTATCTCCTGCTTTATCACGATTCTCCATATAATCAGCATATCCTTTATCCTGTGCTAATACGTAAGGTTCTATTAGATTCCAAAATACCATCTCACCGGCCATTTGAGGACCTACACTTTTAACTCCACTTTTCAATGCACCTTTAAGTGCTTTAATTATATCATCAATACTCATGGTACTACTTCCTAGACCTGCAGGTGAATTTGGTTTCTGAAACCATTTTTGTATATCTTTAAGTGGATTCCATCCAGTAGATCCACCTTTAGGTCCTACTTTTTTAGGATTAGTTAGTATGTCATCTATTGGATTGTTAGCAAGCATTACATCATCGAATGTTCTTACTATTATATCAGCAAGTTTTTTAGGTACACCTTTGAATGCTTTTGCAATATCATCACCTAAAGTTTTGAATTTATCTGGTATTGTTGTTTTAAAGAATTCACTCATTTTTAACCATGCTGATGATAATGATTTACCTACATTTGCGAATACATTATTTATTATTTTATTAACTGACATAAACACTTCTTGTATTTTGTTAAAGAATCCAGTCATAGTTAGTTTTAAATAATCTGGGACATTCTTCATACTTGAGAATGCTGCAGTTAATTTACCAAGGAAAGTACCAATATGAAGAATCATATTATCTATCATAGTTGCACCTGTTCCTAAGAACCATGCATTCATTTTACCTAGGAATGTCATTAATGGTTGCATTAGAGACTCATGGAATGATATTCCACCTCCTCCACCTGTACCTGCAGATGGTATTTTACTATAATCTCTTTGTTCTGCTCCTATGAACTCTATTGGTGTTAGTGCACCTTCTGGTCTTTCTCCTTCTGGATATGTCATACCTGCCAACATACTTGTATTTTCTGGGTTATTACCGAAGAATGCGTTTAATCCACCATGTATTGCTGCTACTATTGCTCCTATTGGGTCAGTGAATACATGTATTAATCCTAGTAATCCTTTTCCTAAAGAGTCCCCCCATTTCTTAGCAAGTTTAGCACCACCCTTGTAAGCTGGGATAGCAACTTTCTTTACAAACTCAATGAGTAAAGGTCTAAGTAAGAATCCTATAAAGTCTCCTATTGGTCTTAAGATTAACATAATACCTACATTAAGTAATTTTAACATTGCTTGTAGTAATGGTGATGAATCTATGATTAGTTTTGACATACCTGCACCTGCTAATAGACCTGCCCCGATACCGACAAGCATCATAGGTCTTGCTTTCTTTTCTAGAGTTCTGTTTTCTTCAATCTCTTTCATACTCTCCTCAAACTCTTCTTGTGTGATAGTTCCTTTACCTCTACTATTCTCTAACTCTGATACCATCTTACTTCTTACGTTTTCTCTGTCTTTCTTACCACTCCACATTGATCTTAGTTGATCAAACATGGCACCACCTGCAGATCCAGCTCTACCACCTACAAGACCACCAATCAATGAACCTGCTCTACCTGAATGTCCACCAGATCTTCTAAGTAATTCATTCTCTTTAGCAAGTAATTTCATTAAAGTTTGTCTATGCTGAGTCTGTTTCTCTAATGTCATGGCAAGTTTATGTGCATGTGTTTTACTGGCTTCATCTATTACGGCCATTTTCTTTTTTAAATCTAACATTACTTTTGCCCTTTTCTCATATTCATCAGCAGATTGATTAAGACCTGAAAACATACCTCCTGAACTACCACCTTTGAAAGTATCACTAAATCCTTTGGTTGCTTCTTTAAATGCCTTTACAAGTTTCTTTGTTAATTCCTGCTCGTCTACCTCAACACGTAGCTTATAATCTGCCATATAATTATAAATGTTTTGATAGATTTAAAGATTTACTAAGTTAATTTGATTCCATCTTTCATATATTTAGTAGTATATGCTATTAGTCGCTTGAGGAAGACGGCTCCGTGGTCGTCTGTTTCTCTTTTGGTCCATCCGAACTTGGTTGCACAGAAGGCGTAGGTTCCGAGGGTAAGTCGTTCTCCTCCACTGAGCCCATGAAGCTCGTCATCCAATCCCCTAAAAAATTAACTAGAGGGTATTCTTTGGATATGTTCTCCAATACAATGTTCATTGTTTTGTTTGGTACAGCATTAATCTGTTGTTCATTTTTGAAAGTAAATGGTGCTGTTCTAATAGTTTTAAGTAATAGTAATTTACGATAGTTTGCTATGTTAATCTTTGGTTTATTGACATCTGTAAGGTCTACTGATTTATTGATAATAAGTTCAGTGTCCCCGAATGATAATTCTGTCTCAAATTCTACGGTTTCTTTCTTACCTTTGAAATCAATTTCAAAAGATTGTAGTACCATATAATATGTTATGTTGATAGATATATAAGGGTTGTGTTATACCTTTTCTGGTACACCGGCTGCTGCTACACCGTTGACGGCTGTGACAGAAATACCTGCTGCTTGGAATGGTAGATCTTCAAAGATTGGTTCGTTTGGCTCAATGTTCACTGAATGTGAATCTATTGCAATACCAGTAAGATCAATCATGATCAACCTTGTACCGGCTGCTGCAGTGATAATACCTCCACCAGTGTCAGTTCCTACACCGTTCCAAAAGATTAATCTTAATGTTGGTTGTGAAACAGCTAATGCTGGTGCACATGCCACGTTACATCTTGTGTCATTTTGTTGTGCAAATATCTTTGTCAATTCTGAAACATCTTCAAATGTTAGTTTAAAGTTACCTGTTAATTCAAATAATCGTCTATATTTGTCAACTGCTACTGAGTTACCAATTCCCCACAAATGTTCTGTGTTTTGACCAATAGAGAAACTCACATCTTGTACTTCTGCTATTGCTGTATCACATATTGCAACACACCAATAAAGTCCACCATGAGCAAATGTATATGGAATATTATCACAAATAGATTGACTTGCTGCACATGCACATAGTACACATGCACCTACTGTTACACCTTCATTAGCAAAGGCTGCATCTAAACTTACTTTAACTGTTTCACCTACACTTGTACTGAAACTTGCTGAACTAATCAAAGCACCTGTCGTTGTTCTTAAAATATCACATGAGCCATTTTCAAATCCTACTTCCATACTAAATGAATGTGGTTCTAGAGTTGCTACTGTTGTGTCAACGCACCATGAGTGTGTTACTGGGTCTGATGCACCACATGTAGTAAGTACACGAAATCCTAATAGGTTAAAGAACCATGCATTTCCTAATACAAATTCTATTGAAAATGAACCTTGTGTTTGACCATAGGCGAATGTTTTAACTTGCACATCTCCTAATTGAGCTAATGGTATTTTATTATTTGTAAATTGTAATGAGGAAACTTTTTGTTCAAATCCGAATGCTACACGATCTTTTGCTGCAGCACAGGTAAATGCACTAACATTGAATGCAGCTTCTTCGGCCCATTGAATATATGCATACGCACCTGTTAGAACCATACCTATAATGCCATTATTTTATATATAAAGATTTATACGAAGGTGTGTGTCTGAGCATCCTGGTATTTGAGGTCTATAAGGTGTCTGAACATGTTTCTGTAGTCTTGGTTTCTAGTCTCTGATTTGGTTATAATTACTTGTAAAAAGCCCTGTACATTACGTCTAATGATGTTCTTAAGTATTCTAGATACCTCTTTAACTACTATATTCTGTCTAGTGATCCCCCCTGACTGATATGTTCTAACGTCTATCTTTACGGCTAGTTCATGCCAATGTGCTTTTCCGAACAAATCGAATGGATCTATAGTCTCATTTAATGGTGTTATTATTATCCTCTCAGATACATCACCGTCAAATCCTACTACTTTCTTATCCCATACCAAGTCAACTGTAGGTGCTGTCCCAACACATGGGGTACATGCATCTCCCCAATCACATGAAAGGGCTGTCTGCAAATCTAATATAGCATCATATGTAATCATGGTGCACTCCCTGGTCTTACAAAGTCAGTTAAGAATTTATCTACCCAATAATATGAGTCAATACCTTCTTCTAATATTCTCTTTTGTGCTGCTTTAACATATAAATGTAATTTAGGATCTTTTTTGCTTACACCTTGACGTTTAATCAACCAATTTTTAATCTTTTCATATGGTGGCTCTTTCTTCCATATCCAATCCTTACCTGTATCTGATGCTGCTACGGCCCATTCTTCACTGCCTATCAATTTTGCTGCCTCATCATACACTATACTATCTTTTTTATCACTATCGTCAAAATAATATGTACATAGGTTACTAAAATCATCCCTCATCTTATCTCTTATTTCTTCTCCCATTTCACGCATCATTCTCTTTCTAATTTTACCCCAAGAATGATTATTGATTTTAAGCCATCCGGTCATGGTAAAACATACACTTCCTCACGGTCACGTATGAGTTTATCTACATCTTCTTGCCATTTCTCCATAGCCTGTTCTTTATTGATAGAACCACCAAATTCAAGGTCATCCATCTTAATTGAGGATCTTAGTAAATCAATACATGTTAGTTTAACTACTGCGTCTTCTATGTCATCTGGTACAGTTGTTTCTCCATATCTGTATGTTACTCTTATCCTGTTTCTTCTTAGGATTGTGAATATAAGCCCCCTTAGATAGATCTCTCCTTTGATATATTCTACCTCATAATTCTGTTGGCTTGCTGCAGTACATTCCCATTGACTGGTTGAACCTTTCCATAATTCAATCATATCACCGGCACATGTATCTAATGCAGTACAACTACAAGCACATACTTTGATATTTCTATGTTTAAGTGTAAGCATTGTACCCCATCCAAATGTGTACATTAATGGTAAGTCAAATATTTCTGTGGATGTTTTAGTTCTCCAAGCATGTCCTGTTCTACGGTCAACCCTATCCTCAGCTCTTTTGATTAATTTCTCAACCTGGGCTATAGAAGGACTTGTGCATGCTGAAATTGTTATTCTTAGAAAATCTGCTACATCTGTGGTTGTTGCATAACAAGTTGCCATATTATATAAACGTTCTAATAAGATTTAAAGATTATTCGTAGATGACTACTAGTCTTCCTGTGGTGCCAGCAGTATGATCTATATATATACCATTCTTAACTGGATGATTGATATACGGCATTAGGATAGGACCATTAGTTATTGCATTATTATCTACTGTGAATATAGAGTCCCCGTTTCCACCAGATAGAGTTGCACCACTTGCTACGATAGTACCTTGTGCTGAAGATATGTCTATTAGGTTTGCTTCTGTACCTATTGTACCAGCAGTTACTGTAACTACGGCTGCACATGCCGCTGCTGTTTGATCTATAGTTGTGACAGTTATACCTGTTCTACAATCACATGTAATTGATGCTGCTAAATCTGTGGCTGCTGCACAGTCTGATGTATCTATTGAGAATTGAGTATTACCACCTTTGACTCCTGCTACACCTGTATAAACTAAACCATTAACTGTTACTGTATCACATGCTACGGCACATGCCAATGTGAAGGTTCCAGTTGCTGCTGTTGCTGCTGTGCCATCTCTAATGATCCAGGTATTATCTCCTGACTCTGTGACATATGCTGCTTTTAAAATTCCGTGACCTGTCTTTGCTAAGGTATCTGTAATAGTAACCTCAACTAGATTATTCTTGTCACCCATGTATTAAGTTATATAAATAGATATATAAGGATTATGATATAAAAAAAGAGTAGGCACTATTTCTAGTAGCCGAATACTCGAATCTTGATTGCCAGACTGTTAGTAATTGCTGATGCATTTGCTAACTCGGTTAAAGCTTCTGGGGTTGTATTGACACCTGCTGAATCGTCATTGATATAGCCGTATGCTTTTACTTTACCTGTAGCTGCTGCATTTAAAGCGGCTGGCACGTATTCAAGTAAAAGGCCACCATCATTTGAAATAACTGATGCTTCCAAAATGGTGCTCAATCTACCGCCCAGTGAAAGGTCAACTGTTACCCCACATGTTGCATAGTTATCACATGCTCCAAAAGTAACATCTACTATTGTTGTTTTCAATTTAGATGTTAGTTCGGATTGTACGGATAAGGTTTTCCCTGTAAGATTTTCCCAATCTGAATCCACTGCGACTGTTAAAGCCATATATAAATGTGGTCAAGATGATATATAAGGATTGGTATAAAAAAAGTCACCTAAAACACCCACTGTTTTAAGGTAATTGGGTTCGTATGTGGTTCGATTAAAGTTTAATATCTCTAATCTTACCTTGAGCGATGAAACTTCTACAAACAACTTCACCCATAGTTCTGAATACACCTTTCTCAACGAATGCATTGTTGATGAATGGATAACCAGGACTTCTGCGTGTTGCTTCATAGTATTCTGTTGGAATTGATACCATAATACCCATTCTTGGATAACCATACCCTTCTGCATCAGATGTATCTAATGCAAATAGTCTACCAACTTCTGATGCGTCACAAGCATTGCTTGGGGCGTCTTTGGTTGGAATGAATGGAACTCCGTAAATAGAGTCTACATGTATACCTACACCAGTTCCTTTGAATGTTTGAATTCCGTTAACGTCAACTTGGACTAATGCTTCACCGTATGGATTTGCAATACGGACAGAAGGCATATACAAGCCTTGGATTTCGGAATAAACTTCGTGTGAACCGAGGAATACATTTGGATCTTTACCAGCTTTCTTTCTAACGTCTCTGAGGAATGTTCTAAGAACATCATCAGTCATAATACCATTAGTGCCGATTGTTCCTGATGGAGAAGACACGGTAGAGTCATAGGTAGTACCTGCGTCTCTATCAATTGGACTTGCACTTGCTGTTGCCCAAGGGTCATAATAACCGTCTGAACATCCGCCTAGTGCGTCCTCTTCTGCATCGGATGAAATGATACGATCTAGTGTCTCCCAGTTGAGAGTACCAGTGTTATCATTACATGCACCTGCACAAGCTGCAACTGCTTCCACATCGGACATTAACATTCTGTTTAACAATTCTTTATGTTGAACTGCCATGAATAATCTAAGTGAACCTAGACCACCCCAGATGTCGTCTTTACTGTGAGTAGCTAACCACTCCATTACCTCTGAGGCACTGAATGGTAGTTGAGCTGTTTTTGGTTTGACATCGATTTCTGCTAGTGTTGGTTTTAAGGTATTGGCAATTAAACCACCTTCGATTGTACCACCCAATGTAGTAACACATGTATTAGCACATGCACCGTGAGTAATACTATCGGCTTTAGCGGTTATAACCCTCCATCCACTCTTGTCCCACGGGTACTTTGGTAAAACACCAAAAGCATTGGCTTCCATGTTGAGCTGAGCCCAAGCATATGCACCAAATATGGCGTTAAAAGTTCCTGTGGTTGAAGTTGTGATTGGAGAATCTGCCTTTCTCAATGAGTTGCGGTTGTGTCCATAGTAAAGTGCTTCTAGTTCGTCAATAGTATTTATTTTTACCATTGTGGAACCTCGCTTTCACCTGGTTGTCCGAACTCACCACTAAGAATACGCTTACCGATTGAACTAAGTCCTTCTGCACCAACTTCTCTAGAAGCCTTCAACACAGGGTTGAGTTCTCTACCATTTGATTTCTCAATGGTATCTAATGATGCGTTTGGTCTTGGTGTTTCGGTTGTAAAAGCATAGTTTTGTTGAGAAACTGATTTTTCTTGCATAGATAGATTGGATTTGTCATCACCAGTTGAATTTTCTGGATCTGCTTCCTTAATACCTGCTTGTTGGGAATTACTTTGATATTCATCAGGGGTCTTGACTTTAGCACCAATATCGTCTTCTGCTGAAACTTTTGGTTTCAACGGTAAGTCGGTTGGTTCTTCTAAAGCTTTTAGACGTGATTCAAATTTATCAAGGGTTTCGCCTACATAGCTGATGTCATCTCTAAGTCCGTTAATATCGAACCCTTTAATGACGTCTGCAAGAGCATCTAAAGATTTTTCGACTTTATCGTCTTTTTCTTCGGATTCCTCTTCTTTGCTTTCTTGCTCATCTTTATGATCTTTGTCGTCAGTCATGTTGTTACCATTTATATTGAATTTGATATATATAAGGTTTCTTGATACATTTATATAGGACTAGATTTCATCTACTTTTCGTATTCTTCGTTATCATTACCGTTAGCATTGTCATCCCAACATGATGTACACTTTTCTTGTATTACTTTACGTGGTTGTTGTTCTCCTGTACTCTGTTGTGCATTGTCATAGGAGGCCCCCGTTCTAACTCCTCCATCTCCGTGACCAGGATCTGCAATATTTGTAGATTTATCGGTAAAAGCCTCTGCTAATTCATCTATATTGGTCCTTAAGTTGTCTTTTTTACCACCTTCTGCGTTATTTGCTGCCATTCCACGATCAAATTTGATTAATTCTTCTACAGTTTTTAATTTACTTGCCAAGTCAGGATCTAATTTACCCATAGTATGTGCGTCTGCTGCACTCCAAGATCTACCATCATGCTCCCCAATACTGTTAGCATGTTGATTTCCGGTTTGCCTTCTACCTACCTTAGATGATGGTATATCACCTGTTTTTACACCTAACTCTTCTCTCTTATGGTTTAGTTTATTTTGTTGATTACTAGTTAATTTTCCTGATGATTCAAACTCTCTAGAATGTTCTAACAATTTAGTCTTCTTTAATCCTTCCGCACCTTCCTCATTTACTGGTTCAGATACATGTTTAGGTTGAATTTTAGCCTGTGGTGATTTAGATTCATCGTCTCTAGTGACCCCCGGTTCTCTACCAAAGTTACCATTTCCTGGTTCTGACCATGTACTACCACATCCTTCTACCTTCATTAACTCAAAAGCCATTTCTAACATCTTTAGTTTATTCTGTACATCTGTTCTCTTTCGTCTTGCTGCCATTCGCCTTGCACGTTGTTCTTCTGTTGCTATTCTTTTAGTATTTGGTATTTTATCTTGATGTTCTCTTGGTTTTACTTCTGTTGTCATATTATGGGCCCTCCCACTTTGACTAGAATATCTACTTCTTGGGTTAGTTTTGACTGGTTTCTTGTTACTCTGTGCTCTAACCCATTTTGGTATTCTCTCTTTCTTACCTGTAATTATATTGACAACTTTTGCTGGGATTTTTTTACCAGTTTCTTTATCTTCTATCGTTTCTGTATATTGTCTACCTATTGTAGGTTTTGCTCTATTAGGGTTATAATCATCATCGTCACCAAAGCCTTTAGCTAAAGCTTTTTTTTTAAGTTCTAAAGTTAGCACTAACATCTTTAATATGGTTGCAGTTTTCTTTCTTTCAGGTCCTTCTGGATGACCACTTACATGTTCTAGTTTCTTTTCTTCTTCTAGACCTGCGTCTTCTAATGCTTCTTTATTATCTTCATCTTGTGCTTTACCATCATATACCATAGGATCTTCTTTCTTCTCATTTGCTATTTCAGCCATTAGTTCTTTTTGTCTCTTTGTTGGACCTGAGTTGACTGGGTTATTAGTGCCCTCGGTTCCAGTTGTTACGGCACCTCCATCACCACCATCTTTTATTTTATCAGTTGATGGAGGTTCACATACGCCTATTTGTTCTTTACGTGAGTAAACGGCATCATCTTTAGAGTGTCTACCCTTGAATTTCTCTCTATCAATTTCACTCATATTCTTATACATATCATTATTTTGACCTCTGGTATCACGATCAATGGTTTCCTTTGCTTCGTTTAATATAGGTTTATTATCTAATGGTAATTTATCTACACCTTGTTTTCCGTCTACGGCATCTTTCAATACATCTTGGTCTATTGTGTCTTCTCTTAGTTCCCTATCCTTACCTTCAATTAATGATGAACCCCCATTATTCTTACTAGTACCATGATATGTTGAACCGTTCTCTTGTGGCTCTCCTCTGTTGTTTTCTAACTCTTCGTTAGTTGGTGCTTCTTTCTCTTTAAAGGCTTCTGATTGTTCATCTCTGTGTTCTGGTTTATTTGAACCTGTTACATCTGATAGTGGTTCCCCTGTTTTCCATTTGTCTGCCATATTTTCATCATATGATATCTCTTTTTGTCCTTCTCTACTTATCTTACCTCCACCATGTCTATTATTAAACTGATGACCAAACTCACTTGCATTTTGACTATCTGCTGCTGGACAAGGCATTAATGAACCATGAACTTTACTTGGTGATATTTTTCCATCGATCACAGCATCTTGTTCTTCGTTACCTGCTATCTTACCTGGTTTTTGATGACTAGGTGTATCTTCTGCTGCTATGATTGGTTCCTTCTTTTCAATATAACATTTAAATTTATCACATCTGATACACATCTTACCATTTCCTCTATCTGTTGTATTGCCGGCCATTGCCTTTGCTATATCATTATGTTGAGTAATAAGTGCTAATGGTACTGCTGGCTCTTCACATACGGCTACTTCGTATTGTTCTAAATCTTTAAGAGCATATGCTATTGACCCATCTTTCTCTACGGTAGGTGTTCTGCCTGTTTTAGTTGCACCACCGAATGATAGTCCTTTATACTTTCCATTTTTAATTGATTTCCATATCTCATCATCTAATTGATAATCTTTGAATATTTCTCCTTGTATTGTAATTGCTGGAAATTGTGTTCCGTCTGAATCTGTTACGGTAGTTGAAGCATAATTGATTCCTTTTCCCACTACTCTGTTAGAATGTGTGTCTGTAATAGGTCCCCCTCGGGCAATCCAAATTGGTAGGACTTTGAGTAGTTCATCTCTTACGGTGATCTCTCCCTGTTTATCTTTCATTTCTACGGTTAATACACCTTCAAACAATCTTCTGTCACTTTCTACGGCAGATAGATCCTTGGTGATTAGTTTAGAAAAAAATAAACGTTCTCCCATAGAGATTTATAATCTTCCGTGGTATATATTAATTCCCTCTAGGAAGTTACGTTTCTGTGTTTTACCACATCTGCTAACATTACGCCTGCTAGAGGTCCTAATACTACACCCAATGCTTGGATGTCAGGTAAAGGAATTTTATCTAGAAACAGTGCAATTCCAGCGATGCCTGTATATGCCCATAGTGCATGATACCTAAGAGCTCCTTTGCTTTCAAACATACCCATAATACTTGAATGCTCTATATAAACTTATCATATGGGACATCTATTGTCTGAGCGTAAGATCTCATGTGTTAGTAAGTCTTTCACTAATTCTTCATATTCAGAGTCAAGATCATCGTGATATTTTCTACTTCCATTGTCTAATCTCTTTGCTACAATTACCATAACTCTCTTTAGTGCAAATATGTCATCCCTTAATACCGCTATTTCTTTTGAGTTATCATTGATTGTTTTCTTTCTTTGTTTAAAGAAATTGAATATATACGCTCCTAATGTTGATACTACTAATAATACTGCCCCTGCGACTATTTCTCCTAAAAATTCAACCATACACTTATATATTAATAATATTATTTAAAGAATGGGTTTCAGTTCTTTACTCTGTATTAAATCTATAATCATTGACTGGTTTCTCATTATAGAGTCTGTGAATTCATCACGTACATTAGGCCATATAGAGAAATATCCACAACCCCAGCAGAACCTGAAATGGTATATCTGATCATATTCATCTCCTTCATCATGTATATGACGTTCAATCTCATATCGTGTAATTAACTTCTTACAATGTTTGCATTTGTTGAAGTCTTTGACAACATGTGATGCGGCCATACCCTTATATATTAATGGGTGTATATAAAGTTATGACGAATATATCCATGTATGTGTATGAACAATTGGCTGATTATGTACAATTATACCCAAAAGGTCAAGATAAAATAGTAGAAGATCACATGTGTGCATTCTGGATTAATGGTAAAAACGTAGTTATTATCAATAATAATAAGAAAGGTGTTGCAGGATATAGACCTGATTTCAGTAAAAGTATAGTTTATTTTGATGGTGGTGAAGAAGGATTCAAAAAATATGAAGATAATTTTGAACCAGTTGTTGAAATTAAACGTGATAGAAAGTCTATTACTTTTTCAGGTCAAGAGGTTGCACACTCATTTGCTATTGCTAGGGATGTTACCCAAGATGGTGAATATACACTAGGCAATATTAAAGGATATATTCTATATGATGAGAGTCTAAGTAGACTTAATTTAATAACTAATCCTGTAAAACACTGATTATTTTCTAAAGTTTTTAGTAATACCTTCTCGCATCATAAAGTCTTTACCCATGTTTTTCCTCATGGATTTCCAAAATGGATCTACCTTTGTAGTACCACCGGCTACTCTGAAATCGTGTAAGGTTTTTCTAATTACATGGTGACAATTATAACATAATCTAGCGTTTAGTTGTTTAGTGTCCCATGAATACTTACTACAGAACATACACAAGTCCCATCCCTTATCTGCTACTGTAACTAATGTGTGAACATTGTCTTTATGTCTACGACACCTTCCACATACTGTAAATAATGTGGCTGATACTGCTTTTTTCTTCTCACAACGCCAACAAAATCCTTCTTTATGGTTATTTACTGCTTTTTGTTCATCTTTTTGATGCATATCCCATAGTTTATTACCTATGGCAGTTCCACCTGTATTTACATCTAGTTTCTCAGCCATGTTGGTCGGTAAAGGCATCAAATGCCCCTCCTATTTCTCTAGATACTATTGCTTGACATGCTTCAAATGGTATTCCTGTTGTTTTAGCCATGTTTGCTACTATTGCTTTTGGATCTTTAGAGTGGAGCCCCTGCATTAAACACTCTCTAACCATGTCAAAGTTGTCTTTATTGATATATTCCATCGGATCTTTCTTTTTGTTAAACATCAGCATCCTCCATGTCTTTAATTATGTCCATCATTTCTGTCACTTCTATCTCATCTAACACATCCGTGGGATTTATATGTTTGGTAGTTAATTCACCTTTATTTAATTTATTTTCCTTTATTTTTATTTTTTTCTCGAGAAAATTAATAAATTTTTTACCGCTTATAGTCGTCTTATTCTCGTATTTGTTAAGAAACTTTGCATTAATTATTAATTTATTATTTATATTCTTAAAAATTCCTACCTTCAAATGTGTTTTATCGTCAGATATTGTCTTTAGCATCTGTCTTACCTTAACTTTGTTGGTATGGTCAAGTTTTAAGAAACTTAGTATATCTAACTCAGATGTCTTTGTGATGGTTAATTCCTTTAATAGGACCGTTTTGCTTGAATTGGTGATATTTAGCCCCTTTACCCTCCTTTTGTGATAAACATAGGCTCCTGCAGTTCCATCATATTTTACTGAAGGAACAACAATTACTGTGGCACCTCCAAGTCCGTTGGTTAAGAGTGTATTATCTCCTAACCCGTAGGTTAAAAGACCCATTCTAAACCGGAACCTTTTTCTTTGGATTATCTTCTGTTGCTACATCGCTTGCATCTTTCAAGTCAAACGTAAATAAAGCAGTAACGTCATCGTCATCATATATGATTAATTGATTACCTGTAATAACCTGTCTATTTGTATGTATTTTCCTGATAGTGTCAGTACGGTTTGCTACGTCCTCGTCCATTGTACTTATTCCATTGTCTAATAATCTTCCTGATCCCCCTGTACCAACATGTGATGTTGGATCTATATAGAACTCTGATACACATGTTCCTATATTTATTTGAT